ACATTTCTTAGAGATAGATAGTGACAATTGTGATAAACTAAAGCATATATCATCAGACTTAAACGTGATAAATGGTGATGCTTTTTTTCTTAAGGATATAAATTACAAATATGATGTAATTTTTACTAATCCTCCATTTAATAAAAATTTAGACTTAAAAATATTAAAAGAAATATTTCATATCTCAGACAGATGGGTAATTGTTCATCCTTCTACTTGGCTAATTGATTTGAAACATTCTTTTAAGCTTTACATGGATTATAGAAAAAAGATAGCAGGTCACTTAAAACTAGTAAGAGCATTTAATGGTAATCCTGTTTTTAACATTCAATTGTTTGTTCCTTGTGTTATTTGCAATATAGATTTTAGAAATACATTTGTCACCTCTGTTGATTATTTTGGTGACAAATTTTTAGAAGAAGATATCTTTGAAATTACTAAATTTGGAAGTAAATGGAGACCACTAGTTAGACCATTCTTTTATGAGCTAAAAGAATATATCAGACAGAATGGATCTCTTTGGGATTTGCGTGTTCCTTATGAAGAAGTGGATTGGACACAGTTAAAGAAATGAGTGATTATATTCAATTAGCTTCAGTAAGAGGAACACCTAATAGATCTAAGAAAGCTACTGAAATGATATTAGATGATTTTTATACTTTATGTATGAAAAATCCTAAAGAAAATATTGGATTAAGATTAAATAGCAGAAAGCATGAATTATTAGTGTTTAATAGCAATGAGATAAATTTAGATTATTTGTGCTCTGATTTTGTTAGATTTTGTTTATCATTCTATAAAAATAATAGTTATGTTTCAAAATCTGAAGTATCCTTAATTCCTAAACAATCCTTTCCTTTATCAGAAGAATTGAGAAAATATTTAGAGGAATTCTTACCTGATTTTTATGGGATCAGAAAATGAGTGATTATATTCAAATTGCTAACATTATTGGTCACAGTAATCTCAAAAAATCAGAAATGAATAAAGATGATTTTTATACCTTATGTATGAAAAATCCTAAAGAAAATATTGGATTACGAAAAAAATCTAAAAATCCTCAAGATCATATGCCAACATTTTTTTCATCAGATATTGATATAAGTTATCTTTGTTCTGATTTTGTTAGATTTTGTTTGTCATTATATAAAAGTAAACAAGATATACATAGAGGTGAATTAACAATTATTCCTAAACAATCTTTTCCTATATCAGAAGAATTGAGAAGATATATAGAGGAATTTTTACCTGATTACCACAATATTAGGCATATCGTAAAATAATATTAGTACGGATTAAGGAAAAAGATTACTATGGGTTTCTTCTCAAATTTATTTAATAGGGAAAGTAAGGCTGCAGCAGTACCAACACAAAACCTTCCCATACCATTACAAGCTAGTGGAGTAAACTACCTTTCTGCTATTGGTCTTAGAGATCTTTATGCTAATCTTTCTAGACGTTTACCAGGAAGTCAGAAGGATTGGGTTAGTGTAGCTGGGGACATTATGTTAAATAGCATAGTGGCAATAAGTATGGATTTCTTTATCCGTGCTTATGCTGAAGCTAGACCTATGGTATATCGCTTAATTCCTGGTTCAGAAACAGAATATGAAAAAGATCCTAATCATCCTATGCTTGCCTTACTTGCTAATCCTCAATATGGTTTAGCTCCTAGTCGTTTCTGGAGTAATGTAATTATTGATTACAAGACTTCTGGAAATGTTTATATTAGAAAGATTAGGAAAAGCACTAATGGACCTGTAATAGGTTTGCAATTCTTACCTTATCAAACTTGTGCTCCTCAAGGTGATGGAAAGAATCCCTTAACCCATTACAACTATATGAATGATGGGCAAATTTATAGCATCAAACTTCAAGATATGATTCACATTGCTTATGCTCGTGATCCTGAAGATATGCGTTTAGGTAGAAGCCCTCTTATGTCAACCTTAAGAGAAATTGCTACAGATAACCAAACTTCTTCAACCTCTTATGGAATGATGAAAAACAGTGGATTACCTAGTCTTCTTGTTGGTCCTGATGCAACAGATCAAGCAGTAGATGTAAGTGATGACGATCTTAGAACATTAAAGAAACGCTTACAAGACTCATTTACTGGGGATAATGCTGGTAGTGTAGCTGTTATGAGTGGTCCATTTAAAGTGGAAAAAGTTTCTCATACACCTAGCGATATGGCATTTGATGTTGTTAGACATACTCCTGAAGAAAGAATTACAGCAGCTCTTGGTCTTAACTGTCTTGTTTTAAATCTTAGTGCTGGATTACAAAATAGTACATATAACAACCTCCAAGAAGCTACTCAAAATGCTTGGGATAATGGTGTAATTCCCTTATTGCGTGTTATTGCAGAAAGCATTACTCAAGAATTACTACCTGAATTCCCTGAAACAATAGAAGGTGATTTCTTTGACTTTGATCTTAGTGATATTAAAGCACTAAAGGATGACAGTTATAAGGAAGCACAAAAAGCTGAGTTACTTTATAAAGCTGGAATTATTGATCGTGCAGAAGCTAAACGATTAGTAGGTTATGATTACAACCCAACAGATGAACAAATCTATCATCCAGATTCTACTCCATTATTTATCACCACACAAAACGTTAATGGTGATCCAATTAAAAACTTCTTAGATGTTAACGTAAAAAAAAAGTCTAGCTATGAACCAAATCAAACAATGGTTAATAACGCAAGAAGAGCATTAAGATGGAAAGATGATGGATTTGATGGTGGAACTAGAATTGGTTTAGCAAGAGCAAATCAAATAGTTAATCGTGACAATTTATCAGAAGAAACAGTGGTAAGAATGTTTAGTTTCTTCAGCAGACATGAAGTAGATAAGAAAGCTCCTGGATTCTATCAAGGATCAGAAGGATATCCTAGCAACGGAAGAGTAGCATGGGATCTTTGGGGTGGAGATGCAGGTTTTACTTGGTCTAGAAATATAGTTCAAAAACTAAAAGATGAAGAAGAATAAAAAAATAAATCCCTAGATTTTTCTAGGGATTTATTTTAAAAGAAAGAAAGAAACAAACCATTAGCAACAAACCATTCTATCATACATGTGCATTAAGTATTTTACAATTTGTGATACACTACTATCATGAAAAGCAAAGAAATTTTATATGATGCTATCTTAAAATTTTCTGATGGTGATGAAGATGTTTATAGGGCATTAAAGAAGAATGTTTATGAATTTACAAAAGCAGAAACATTTGTGAAACAACGTAACTTACTATCTATTATTTCTTTCTTTACCAATCATCATCCAGAAGTGAAAGATGCATTAAACCTCTATATCAAAGAGAATTCTATAGCATAATTGTATAAAAACTTTGATAACTTTATTTTGTTTGTTAAAAGGATCATTAAGAATAATGATCCTTTTTTTTCTTAAGCTACTAATGAATGCTTCTGATGTTTAGTAGATTTGCTATTCTTTACTACATAATCAACATCAAATATTCCTAGATCAGCACTCCTCAATACCTGATCTAAAACATCATCAGACAAATTGCTGTTCAACACTAGAAGAAGAAACTTGCTAAAATCTAAACTTTCCATAATTACCTCTAGTGTTATAATATCACAGCTTTATAACATTGCAAGTTTATTTAACGAAAACTAATAGTCTGTCATTACCTACTACGTTATTAGTTTCTTCATGTATTAAATTGTATCCATAACCTAGCATAAAGCTTTTAGTTCTATTGTGAAGATCAACGCTATGAGTACTGACGAATACTTTCTTAAAAAATTTATCAGCGAATAATTCTTTTCCGCTTTCTAATACACTCATCTCTGCAAAATCAACATCCATATGAAGAATGTCTACCCCATCTTCACAGTTTTCATTTAGGTTATTCTTTACAAATTGTCTGAAAGGAATTGTCATAACTTTACATCCAAAGAGGTATTCACTTCCTCCTGGTAATGAGCTAATGTCTAAGTCTTCTTTTAGGGATTCCTTCTCACCAATAATCAAGCTGTTAAAATAGCCATTGTAATTATTCATAGAGAAATTTTCAATACCTCTTTGTAAATGTGTTGGATTAGGTTCTACTAGGAATACATCACTAGACTTCTTAAAATGCTTACACATAGCCTTAAACATGATAGAATAATAACACTGATTACTACCAAGCTCTATCATTGTGAAAACCTTATTGTCGTTTTCTAATAAGCTTAGTACTTCTTTTTCAAAAACATCGATCAAGATCTTTTCACTGGTATCAATGCTTTTTCTATGCACTATATTTCCAAACTGATCATACTTAACATTAAAGCTATATCGCTCATTAGGCGTACGGCTGTTCAAAAAAAACTTCATAAAATATCTTACCTCACTCACCTTTTATTTATAACAGAAAATGGTATAATGTAAATATGGAAAAATTGAAAACAAGATTAGATTTAGAAAACTTAGATTTTTACTATATCAAAGCAACTATAAAGATGCATGGTGTTTATTATGTTGCTAAGAAGAAGGTAAAGATTGGCAAAGAAGAGAAAGAACTAGTAATTAATAGCTTTAGCAAGAGAATGTTATCAAGAAGAATATTAGTTCACACTTTAGTTTCTGATATTTTAAGTCAGTTAAGTGCATTTGAAGCTTTATCAGCAAAAGAAAAGAAGGAATTTATAGAAGGATATGAAGCAAAATCTGCCTAATGTATGTGTAAATTGTAATAGTATTAAACCTTTTTATGGTTTATTAGACTATTATGATATGAGAGATATGCCACATTGTAAGGAATGTTTCAAAGATAAGATAGAAAAGCTTAAAGAAAAGTATATTATTGCTGCTAATAAAGCTGATAATATGCCAATTAAGCTTGAAAAACTAGTGCAAAAAGTATTAGATGGCACAAATCAGAATACTTTTTATATATTTGATGCTGGTAAGAAAGTAAAAGTAGAATTTTATAAGTATGATTGCATCTTCTTATTTATTATGAGTAATGATAAAGCTGTTGTGTCATTACATTTATTAGAAGAAACATTAGATAAAAGTAATGTACCTTTCTATGCCTTACATTACAGTTTATTAGACAAGATTGTATTGTTGAGAAACTTTAATGACTGAAGAAATTTACAATAAATTCTTAAAACAAGTTGACGTTTCTGAGTCATGCTGGATATGGACTGGTCAGGTACATAAATCAGGTTATGGTTGTTTACGTCATAAAGGAAAATTCTTTTATGCTCACAAGTTTTCAAAAGAATATTCTCTTGGTAGAACTATAAATCCTGGTTATGAGTGTTGCCATGCATGTTATAATAAGCTCTGTGTAAATCCAAGTCATATTAGAGAAGACACTAGAAAAAGTAATATAATTGACAACGTTTTAACAGGTAATCATAACACTGTAAAGTTAACTGCTGAAGATGTGAAAAGCATTAGAAACATGGCAAGCTTAGGTAAATCTGATAAAGAAATTTCAGAATTGTTTAATGTTTGCAGAAGAAATATAAATCAAATTAGAAGATACAAATCATGGAAGTATGTATGACAGAAAAGATTAAAAGAATAGTAGACCAGTATTTTAAGGATAGCAATGATCTTTGGGACACTTATAAATATAGACTCAATGATTCTTATTGGGTTAAGTTTCAACCTTTAATGCAGAAAAACCATATTAGAGTTTATCTTGGTGTTGATTTGCCAGGATTTGAATATGTAACTTCAGGTGTTTATGAGATATATTATGGAATTTTAAATGATGCTGATAAAGGATTAGCTGCATTTATAGAGATGCAATACAGGGATGCAGAAAGAAGAAATAGTTCTAATGTTTCTATAGGATATGATCTTTATAAATCAGTGTTGGAAGACAATAATAAATTACGTGAAGAAATAAAAGAATTAAAAAAACTATCTGAAGATTGGCATCAGAAATATATCCAGGAGAAGATGGATCACACTTCTACATCAGCAAGAATTATATTTGCTAAACACATTCTTTCAGGCAATAGAGATGAAAGAGTTATAGAGCATATGAACACTTATGGAGTATAATTTATTCTTGATAGAACTCAGATATAAAACACCCAATAACAAAAGAAACATTATAACAATAAAGTTATAATGTTTTTTTGTATCCTAATTATCGTAAAATATATTATAAGTTTTAAATTTTGAGGACTGTTATGATAAAAGCAAAACCAGAAGATATAAAAATGGATGATTACGTTGAGTGGAATGCCAGCGGTGGTAAAGCTCAAGGTAAAATTGTGGATATTAAAAAAGACGGTCCAGCAGAATCTTCTATTTCTGATTATACTTTAACAGGAACAGAAGATGATCCAGTTTATGTTATTAAATTAGTTCAGAGAGATTCTAGTGGTAATGACGTTCTTACTGAGCAAACTGTTGTTCATAGAGCTGATGCATTAAGAGTTATTCCTGATCCTATTAAAAGTGTTAAAGTATTTCAAGGCTCAACAATTAAAGCTGTTGGTAATGGAATGGTTAAGGGCTATCTTGTACGCTTTGGTAATCCTGAAGATACTGATCTTGAGCGTGATTATTTTACCAAAAGTACTGATTTTGGTATGGAATTTTCTGATGGTTCTTCTCATAAGTTAGGATTATATTACAATCATGGTATGGATCCAATAGTTAAAACTAAAAAGATTGGCTATGGATCCTTAAAAATGACTGATAGTGGTCTTTGGTATGAAGCTCAATTAGACATGGCAGATGAATATGCCAAGATGATTTATGACCTTGCTAAAAAAGGTAAATTAGGTTTCTCATCAGGAGCAGCAAGTCATATGGTAGATAGAATGCCAGTAGGTAAGAGTTTTGAAATTAAAAGATGGAACCTTGCTGAAGCATCATTAACCCCTCAACCAGCGGAGAGTAGAAATATGGCATCTGTAAAAAGATATTACGATGAGTCAGGTAGATTTATTCCATACACAAGAGAAGAATTAGCTGAAATGGATGATAAGTCTTATGATTCATATATGAGCATGATGTTTGACAAAATGAATACTATGAAGAATGAAGGCTATGATGATGAATACGACGATATTGATGAAATGGTCGAAGGTTCTATAGCTGTTGGTTCTGATCCTAGTATGATTGCTAGAACTGTATTTGAAGATTCTAATCTTGATGTTTTCAAATATGGTATGAAATGTTTGTTAATGAAGCTTAAATATGCTATGGTAAGTGTTTTAGAATATGGAACTGCAGAAGATGCAGATGCTATTCTTATGAAATTCCATAGTTTAGCTCTTGATTTGTTTAACAAAATGAAAGTGGATGAAGTGTCTACTGCTATGGTAGATGAATCTGTAATGATGATGGATGAAGCTTTGAAGAATATTAAGCTTTCATCTGTTAAAGAAGTGGAGAAAATCCTGCGTGATGTAGGAAATATTTCACGAAGTCAATCTAAACAATTGGCTAATCTGGTTTGGAATGCTCAGCGTGATGTTGAGCCATCTCAAGAACCACAAATAAAAACAAATAGTGATAAAGCAGAATTGAGAAAAGCTCTTCTCGAAAAAGCTAAATCATTCAAAAATATCTAAAGCGCACAGATATAAAAGGAAAAATTATGAATCTTGAAGAAATCCAAGCCAAGATTAGCGAGAATGCTATCAAGGCTACTGAAATCTTAGAGCAAGAAGATAGCGATATCGAAGTTGCTCAAAAAATGCTTAATGAAAATGAGGAATTATCGAAGAAGGCTGATATGTTAAAAGCTCTCTCAGAAATTCCTACAACTACAAACTCTGAGGTAAAAAAAGTGTCTGATATTATTATTCCAGGATCTTCATCCTATAAAAATGTAAAAGTATTCTCTCCTGAATCACGTTCAGATAAAGAAAAAATGGGTTATGCTTTTGGTCAGTTGGCTAAAATGGTTGGCCGTAATGACAAGAAAGCTCATTCTTGGTTAGTTGAAAATGGTTATTACACCAAAGGTCAGAACGAAGCTACAGATGCAGACGGTGGATTCCTTGTTCCACAGATTCTTGCTCGTGAAGTTATCTTCTTACGTGATCAGTATGGTGTTATGAGACAGAATGCTCGTGTTATGGGAATGAGTTCAGACAACTTGAACGTTCCTAAAAACACAGCTTCAACAACTGCTTACTGGCCAGCTGAAAACACCAACATTACTCAATCACAGATTACCTTCTCAAACGTTCAAATTCTTGCTAAGAAACTTGCTATTCTTACTCAAGTATCTTCTGAACTTAATGAAGACAGCATTGTTGATGTTGGTGCTGCACTTGCTCAAGATATGGCATATGTAATGGCATATAATGAAGACCTTGCAACATTTACTGGTAATGGTACATCTACTTATGGTGGTATTACTGGTGTCATTTCTGCAATTGCTGCTGTAAACGGTGGAAACAATGCAGGTTGGATTTACACTGGTGCAGACGTTACTGGCAACTGGAATGCTACTACTCTTGCTGACCTCCGTAAATTGACTGCTGCTATTCCTCAGTATGCAGATCGTCCAGGTGAGTGTGCATTCTATATGAACCGTGCATTCTTCCAACAGGTTGTATGTAATGATCTTGATGCTCTTAGTGGTAACGGCTTCTTTGATCTTACCGCAGCTCCAGGACCAAATCCAACACTCTTTGGATATCCTGTCATTTATACTCAGGTATTAAGTGCTGACCCAACTCCTGCTGCTGACACTGCTCTTGCATTGTTTGGTAACATGAGTACTGGTGCAATTATGGGATCACGTAGAGATCTTAGAATTCAAGTATCAGATCAAGCAGGCTTCATTTCTGACTCCTTGTTCTTCCGTGCAACAGAAAGATTTGGATTCCAATATCACGATCTTCCAACAGCATCCGTTTGCGGAAGTATTGCAGTCCTCGTCGCTAACAACTAATCCTGGGGAGGATAAAAAAAGAGAGGAGAAATCCTCTCTTTTTTTATGTTTAATCTATATATCGTAAAATAATATATAACATTAAGGAAAACAAAGATGCCACTTTCAAGATTAGCAGCAATAAAAAAATTATCATGGATGATACAAGCGGATAGCTTTCCTGAATTAGACTCTAATGCTTTAGGAGAACTAATTGATGAACATAAAAGATTCTCCACTTGGGAAGCTAATACATATTATGAAGTTGGAACTCAAATTGTTCCTACTGTTCCTAACGGACGTGTTTATAGTTGTTTTATTGCTGGCACTAGTGGTACTACTGAGCCAGTTTTTCCACAAATTGGTTATGCAGTTAATCAAACTTTTTTTGACGGCGTAACTCCTCCAAACACTTCTTGGAGTTTAGCTTGGATGGATGTTGGTTTTACTAATGTTGAAATTTATGATGTAAGAGCTAGTGCAAGAGAAGGATGGATGAGAAAAGCTTCTATCTGTGCAAATCTTATTAACACTGATGATGGAGCAACAAAAGTAGACTTAAATAAATTAATCGAGCACTGTCATAAAATGGCATCTTCTTACAGATCATTTGGAATACTATAATGCCTACCCCACTTTCATTACTAAATAGATTAAGAGGGGTGTCAGCAGATTATATGATGTCTGATAGTGTTCAAATCTTAAGAACAGAAGCTTTTACTGATGAATTTGGCGGTACTTATAATGATTATAAGAATGTTGCAACAGTAAAAGCAAGAATAGTACATAAGCAATATCAAGAAGAACCATTAGGAGGCGGTATCTCTAATAAAGATGAATACCTCTTTATTTTTCCTGACAATATAGATGTAAGATTTGATGACAAGATAAAGATAGTTAATGATGTAAACGTTACTAGATATTTCTTAGTTGTTGGTGTTGATGATGTTATTTCTCAAGGAATATTTAAAACTGCTAAAACAGAGGTTAATTATAACTAATGGAAAACATTAACTGGTCTGAAATACTTGTATTTTTCTTAAGTAATGCAGTTCTTTTAATAACTGGATTTGTTAATATGCAAATTAAAATAAGTGGATTAGATATTAAGTTACAAAATTTTGATCGTAGCATGGAAAAACTAGTTAATAAAGTTGAGACATTAGATAAACATCAATTAGAATTACATACAAAAGTAGCTCAAAGTCAGACTAGGCTTGAATTATTAGAGCATCAGAGTGGGATGAGGAATTAGATATGGCTATACCAACATCAAATTTAATAGCAGAATACGATTTTTTAAATCCAGATTGTTATTCTGGATCGGGAACTTCAATTTATGATCTTGTAATAACAGGTTTTGGATTAACTACTGACACTACTACTGCTGCAACTTATGACAGTGGACAAGGTACATTTTCTTTAGCAATGGGAGATCCTTTAGGAAGCCCAAATCCTTTTATTAGATCAGAAATTGGTAATTATGTTAATACTGGATTAGATGATTTCACTGTTAATTTTTGGTTTAATATAACTTCTTTTAGTGCAAAACCTCCTTACACATTTTTATTTTTAAATGGAAATAGACAAGGAGCTTATGAAGGATATGGAGTTAATATTTTAGGCGCTAGTAATAATTTAAGTATAAGCATTCCTGGAATTGCTGACATAGACATAGGTTATTCACCTTCAACAAATACATGGTATATGGCAAGTCTTGTTGTTGATAGTTCATCTAACTATAATTTTTATATTGATGCATCATCTGTAGATACAGGATCATTCAATACTCCTTACGCCTTAACATCAAATTCATCATTTGCTATAGGTCATCCAGCTAATACTTTAAATGATGAAGTTTATAATGGTAAAGCTACTTACGTTTCTTTTTATAATGCTGCATTAGGAAATACAGATATTCAAAATATTTACGATGAAACAGTTACAAGATTTGATCTTCCTCCTGCTCCTTATCAAGGAAAAGTAGGAGGAAGACAATTTAGTCAAGGTTTTAACGGATAATAATTTATAGCAACTTCTTGGAGAAAAATAAATGTTTTATGTCTTACAAAATGAAAGTGTAGCAGCAAGAAGAAGAGTACCTATCCTTCTTACTGATGCTGCAACAGGAACAACAGCTCAAGCAGGAGTTGCTTTAACTACTATTTATGCCTATGTAAACAGTAATGGAGGATCATTTGCAGGAGGAGCAGGAACAATTGCTAACTCTGGATTTGGTCAATATTATTATGAATTACATCCTGATGAAATAGATACTTTGGGATTAGCAGGAATTCACGTCACCGCTCTTGCTTGTCGTGATTATGACAGTATTGTTCAAGTTGCTGCACTTGATTTCTATAGTGCAGCTGTTGGAATTACTGCTGGATCTGTATGGAATTATGTTCTTTCAAATTCAGATACTGCAGAAACTAACCTTGTAAATGCTAGTGCTGGTGGTGGTGCAACAGCTTATGCTATTGCTCAAGAAGTATGGGATTTTGATATTTCAGAATACGTTTCTAATGCAGGTGGATATATAGTTAATATTAACGACAATGTTAATGATGCAAAGAGCAATACTAATAACATACCATTGCAAGTTTGGGGAGATGATCTTACTGCTGGTGCTAACTCTCCTTATGCTG